GGCGGCGACATCCGCCGCTCGCTCGAAATCAACCGCGACCGCTTTAAACTGACACCGCAACTCGAATCAATCCTCGCGAACACGATCCGCGAGCTTTCGTGGTAGAACGACCCGCATGAGCCACGCGGCAACCAGCCCAGCTAAACAATCCCCTGACCGCCCGCGTTGGCTCTGGGCGGCTGGTTAGCAGATATTTCTATGAAAATCACAAAAGAACATGAAGGCAAACGGATGCTTGTGACAAATGCTGGGAGCTGCATCTCTCGGCACGAGTTTGAAATCATCGAGGTGTCACCCTCGGGCGACAGCGCAAAGGTAAAAAACAACTGCGCGGGGACCGTCTTTTGGTGCGAGACGGATGAGTACAGAATCGTGGAGGAACTTCCTCCTGCTAACCATGTTGATAACCATTCCGGAAAGCTATGATGTTTCCTAATCACGTGCACGGAGAGGCCCGCGTCGCTCTCGGCCGCAAATGGGGCCGGGCTTCTGGCAGAGCGCGGGCCGCAGAAAGAATCGTCAACGGTCCGGATTGGGATACCATTCGCAAACACGGCGCCGATGATCTGCGCGGCGCCGTGCTGCGCGAGGGGTGCTTGTATTCGGCGCTCGGCGCCGAGCCGTGGGAAATCACGCGATCGAGGGACGGAAGGCGTAACCAATGCGATTTAGTGCTGGGTGGAGTAGTTCTGTTTACCGGAGCGAAAAGGGAAATCTGAAATAGGTCAAATGGGACCAATGGGACGAATATGACGGATACGACAACAGGCCCTCCAAATACAGTTTCGGCGAGGGCCGAAACTGCGCCAAAACCGAAACTGACTTGGACGCCGCATCCGATTATTCCGGTGCCGACGCGGGAACAGTTGATGGCCATTATCAACAGCCGGCCGGCAGAGGAGGCGCGGGCTATGATCGCGGAGATCCACGAGCGGAGGGAAAAGAGCATCGCCCTGGCCAAGAGCGATCCGCTCAAATATGGATACGTGCCGGATTGCCGGCGGAAGATCGAACAACTGATCGCAGAGGGGTTCGACGAAATCGGCATTCTCGGAGCCAACCGCGAGGGCAAGACCACCGATTGCGCCGCGCTGGCCGTGGCCGATATGGCGAATCGCCCTTGTCAGTGGGCGTTTTTTCACAACACCGAGCGCACTTCGATCAACCAACAGCAGTCTAAAATCTTCGGTTTCCTGCCGCCGGAGTGGCGGAGCGCCGCACAAAAGGGCAACGGGCTGCGCGATGGCACCGTGAAACTTAGATACAGCGTCGCCGAGGGTTTCACCGGGGGGATGTTCGTGCTTCCGGGAACGCATTCGATCGGATATTTCTGGAATTACCTTCAGCGGTCCGAGGTGTGGGAGGGGCCGGAATATGATGGGATGTGGTTCGATGAGCGCGTGACGTTGCCCATCCTCGAGACCGCCCGGTATCGACTCGGCAAGGACCGGCGATTGCTGCGCCTCGTGTCGTTTACGCCGAAGTGGGGTTACTCGCCCGTGGTGCAAAACCTCGTGGCGGGCGCGCGAGTCGTGGAGACGCGGCCGGCTCTCCTGCTCGACCAAAACAAGGTGCACGTCAAGGGGTGTCCGCCAGGCCACATGCCGTTTGTGCTGCATGGCACTCGGCCAAAGTCGGCGGTGATTTTCTTCCACAATCAAATGAACCCGATGGGCGCGGGTGTGGAGGTGGCACAGGCGTTGTTCGGCGCGCCCGTCGTGCGGATAATGATCCGCGGCTACGGCTGGGCGGAGAAGCTGGAGAAATCGGCGCTGCCGAAATTCGGGAGCGTGCACATGATTACTCGCGCGCAGTTCAACGCGATCGCCGCGCGGGGCGTGGCGCGGTACTGCGCGGCCGATCCGGCAGGAACCAAAAATTGGTTTGTCAAATGGTATGCGGTGACGCCACAGGGGCATTTTATCGTTTATCGCGAGTGGCCCGACATGGGGCGATACGAGGAGTGGGCGCGATCTCCCGCCGAGTTGGACGAGGAGCAGGAGCAATCGGTGGGACGGAAATATGACTGGCGCCCCGGTCCGGCGCAGCGGATGGAAGCCGGCCGGGGCATCGCAGATTATCGACGGATGATCCTCGAGGCGGAGGGTTGGCGCTGGGACGCAGGCAAGAAGCAGTGGGACGGCAGCCGAGCCGAACGGATCGAGCGGCGGCTAATCGATCCCACGTTTGGCGGGGCGAGCGTGCCGGGACAGGAAAACACGAGCATCGTGGATTTGATGGCAGAACCGGTGCTGGATCGCGAGGGCAACGTCCTGGTGCCGGCGATGGAATGGGAGGAGGGCGTCCGCGGGACCGTCGAGGAGGGCGTGGAGATGCTGGCCAGCGCGATGGACTTCGACGAGGGCAAGCCGATCGATGCCACGAATTGCCCGAAGTGGTATATCGTGGTGGATGAAAAAGTAACAAGTAACAAGTTTTCAAGTACCAAGAACGGAACGGATTTCGACTGCCTGCAAAGCAAAATGGCTTACGAGGAATTTACGGGCCTGGGGACGCAGAAGGATGCGCTCAAGGACGTAATCGATCCGGACCGGTATCTGCTCAAAAGCGGCTATGGGTACGTGGAGGCGGAGATGTTCCGGAGCCGCGGACAGACGTACTACTAAAACGGATACACATTTAACCGCGAAGGACGCGAAGGGACGCAAATATGAAAAACAAAATGATAACTGTAACGATCGAACTACCCGGTGGCGAAGAATCGATTTTCGATTTTACGATAAAGGGCGACTCCGCAACAGTCGCACGGGTTGGAGAAAAGATCGAAAAGATGCTGCGCGAATTGGCAGAAACCGAAACGGCCATCATCGATCTGGCGGTTTCGCGATAAACCGCGAAGGACGCGAAGATGAACAAAGAAATAAAACTATCAGAATACTGTGCAAAAACGGCGACGCTGCCGGTCAGGCGCTATCTGGCGCGGGCGGATGTGATTTTCGCCGTGGGTGGGCGCAAACAGCTCGCATTGCTCGAGGCCAGCGGCGCACTGCGGCGTGTGTACCCAGGCGGAATCAAACGGGCCCGGTATATTCGGGCCGAGGTGATGGAGGCGGTCTACGGAAAAGACGTGGGGGTGTGAGGCGTGATGCGGGATGCGTGAGAAAGTGAATCCTCGGGCTTGACTGCCATTTTTAGCGGACCAACACGAAGACATCATGAGTGACGAATCCGAAGACATTCTGAAGGAGCTGCGCGACGATTTGGAACAGGTGGCCGCTAATGGCGTCGAGGTGTGGCGACGCCAGGAGTGGATGCGCCAAACTCGGTTCAATGAGTGGGACGGTCAATCGCACGACGGAAGAAAACACTCGGACGCTTTGGATGGCGAGGCGTTGCCGTTCGAGGGCGCGCCGGATAATCGGATTCCTCTCGTGGATGATGCCATCAACGAAAAGGTGCGGCTGAGCAAAAAGGCGTTTTTCCGCGGCATGGTGCAGGCCAAGCCGGAAAATCCGTCGGACGCGCCGCGGGCGGCCAATGTGTCGTCGTTGCTGGGATGGCTGCGCGATCGGGCCATGCGCGAGGAACTGGATGATGAGGTCGAGCTGAGCGCGCAATATCTCTACGGCGACGATCCGGGGGTGTGCGTCGTCGAGGTGACTTGGCGGCAGGACATTTCACTCGAGCGGCGCACGTTGCTGTTCGAGGATCTGGCGGCCATGTGGACCACCGGCGCGCAGAATCCCGACGACGTGCCGCCCGACGATGAACGGTTGGAGCCGGCCATGCTGGCCGAGTTCATGGACCTCGCCACCAACCCGGCGCGAGCCGAGGAGTTTTTGCAGTGGTTGGGCGCAATGTTTCCCGGCGCGACCAAGAAGGCACTACGGGCCGCGGCGCGGGATCTGAAGAAGGACGGCGGCGCCGAGCTGCCCGTGCCGGCCATCCGGAACAACCGGCCAGGGGTGTGCGCCCTGAAGTTGTTCGACGATGTGTTTTTCCCCATCGGCACAATCAATATCCAGCGGTCGCGCAGCGTGGATCGGCGCGAGTGGGTGACAGAGGTCGAGCTGCGCGAGCGCGTGCATACGCTGGGCTGGGACGCGGAGCTGGTCGACGAGATCATCGAGAAGGGCAAGGGCCTGAGTCTGCTTTCCTACCCGCTGCGCTGGCGGCAGTGGGCCGCGCAGAGCGTGACGCTGGCGGGGCCCGGCCGGGCGGTGAACGAGCGCGACAACTTGTTTGAAATTTGGTGGAGCTACCGGCGCGAGGCCGACGAGCTGGGCGTACCGGGCATCGTGTGCACGGTCTGGAGCTGCGTCAGCAAAGAGGTTTACCTGAAACGGACCGTGGCCGAGTATCCGGATGGCGAATACCCGTTTGTCCTGCGCACGCGGGAACGCCTGGGCCGGCAGACGACCGACAGCCGCGGCCTGGGCGTGGCGATCGCCACGCACCAGACCGAGGTGAAGGTGCAGCGCGACGCGCGGGGCGCCTACGTGCAGATGCTGGCGAGTCCGCCGATGAAAACCAAGATCCGCGCGGGCGCCTACAACCTGGTGCTGGGCCCGAATGCGCAGATCCCGGTGCAGAAGATGGACGATTTTGATTTGGTGAGTTTGCCCAACTTCATGCAAAACAGCGTGGAGATGGAGGCCGTGACGAAGAACGAGGCGCGGGACTATTGCGGCTTGATGGGCACCGACGCCGAACCCAATCGCGTAGGTTTCGTACAACAGGACGAGGCGGATAATTTCATCGCGCTGTGGCGAACGGTGTTCGTGAAGGTGCTCAACCTGGCGCAGACGTACTACTCCGAGGCCGAACTGGACAAGGTGACGGGACAGGCCGACATGCCGTTGCATTTGACAACCGAGGACGTGCGCGGCGAATGGGGCGTGAGCATCGAGATCGACGTGCGCGATCTGAACATGGATTTTGCCATGAAGAAAATGGATGCGTTCGGCAAGGTGCTCTCGTACGACACGGGCGGAGTGTTGGACCGGGGGCCGTTTGCGGAGTGGGCGGCGAACGCGATCGACCCGATTCTGGCGCGGCGCACGGTGCAGGCGCCGGGCGCGGTGACGCAGAAGATGATCGACGAGGAGCGGCAAAATGTCACGGGCATGGCGCTGGGCATCGAGCCGGTGATGAATCCGGGCGGCACGACCAATCCGCAATTCCGGATGCAGACCGTCATGCAGACCATCGGGCAATCGCCGAAGCTGGCGCAGCTCTGGCAGGGCGATGAGACTTTCCGCAAGCTCGTGGAGAATTATCAAAAGTACCTCATGCAGCAAAATGTGCAGGAGGAAAACAAGCTGGTCGGAAGACTGGGGACGCAGCCGACGCAATCGGCGCCGGGGTTATACCAGGCGGGCATGACGGCGCCGGGGGCAGTGCAGCAACCGGGGGCTCCGGTGGCGGCTTGAGAATGGGACCGATGGGACAAATGGGACGAATGTATGAAAACTGAAACCAGAGCGATGTACTACCCAGCGCCCGAACGGCTCTTTACCGAGGAGGAAATCGCGGAGGTGTTGGCGCGATACGATGGGCGCGACGATTTGCTGGGAGTGATCCGGCATTTGCTGCATCGGCGGCTCGCCGAGGCCGTGGCCGCCTCGGCGGATGAGGTCGCCAGTGATGCAGTCGTGCGCCACGCGGGAGGCCGGATGCAGGAGCTGACCAGCTTTGCCGAGGAACTTTCCCGGCGGTTCGAGCAAGCGAAAGCCAACAAACATAAGAAATAATCCGGCTTCGCCAAAACCGCGCCGGATACCAAACGGTAACGCCAAACGGCGCTACCGTTTGGTAATGTTGAGTACACTTCGGGTACGGTTCGGGCTGGAGAGTTGACTGGGAGCACGGAAGGGCCGCGTTGGGGGGTTCTTGCCAAAAGCATGAATGCGACCAACCAATCAAAGTCCGCGGCCACTTCGACGCCCGCCGCGGCGCCCGCCGGCTCGCCGCCGGTAGTGGAACAAAAACCCGGCGCGATTGCGGAGGATGACGCACCTTTCGACGTGATGGGTGCACTGAACCGGCTCTCCGATGGTTCAAACAAGCCGGGCGAAGCCAAAGCGGAAAGCGAAGATCGGACAGCGGAAGGCTCGGAGGAAACTCCTGAGTCGACCGAAGCCGCCACGCCAGAAGCCGAAGCCGAGCCCGCCGAGGCGGAGGCAGAGAGCGCGCCGATAGGCGATGACGCGCCCGCTACCACCGCCAGCGAAGACAAGACCAAACCCGCCGCGGAAGAACCCGCGGAAGCAGAGACCGCCGAAACGCCCGCCGAGAAAACCGCTTTGCAAAAGCGGTTCGACGAGCTGACGGCCCATCGGCACGAGTTGGAGAGTTCGCTGGCGCAGGCCCGCGAACGGCTGGCCAGCTACGACGCCGCCGCCAAGGGGAAGTTCGATCCGGGTGCGCTCGAGCACGTGGATTCGATCGAGACCCTGGCCACGGAACGCCAGCAGCTCACGCGCGTGCAACAATGGGCACTGGCCCATCCGGAGGGCGGCGAGATGCCGCCGGCCGAGATCAACGGCACGCCCGTGAACTACGAGCCCGAACAGGTGCGCGCACTGCTGGCGCGGACTTCGGAGCTGTTGTACCAGGCCCTGCCCGCCCGCGAGCAATTCCTGCGCGCGAGAGAGCAGGCCGACGCCCAGGCCGTGAGCGCGTATCCTTGGTTAAAGGACACAAGAACCGGCGCCGGAGCGCAGGTGCAAGCCATCATCGAGGCCACGCCGGGCTTGCGCCGGCTGGGGCCGAATTACCGGACGATCGCAGCCGATGCCTTAATCGGGCAGACGTTGCGCGAGGCCGGTATTGCCGTCGATGGCAAGCTCGTGGATCGGCTCAAGGCCGAACGGACGACGGTGGACGGTGGACGGAAGACGGTGGACGGTAAATCCACCCCAGCCGTCCGCAAGGTGCCGCCGGCAGCGCCGAGCCGGCCGGGGACCGTACCGGGTCGGGTAGTGCCGCGCGAGGCCCAGCAGCGAGCCGCGTCGAAGGCGCTCAGCAAGGGGGATGGGAATGTCAACGCAGTCGCCGCCGCCATCGCCGCAAAATTCGGTTAAATAAAATACCATCATGCCTACCGCCGGTGTTCTGGTCGAACGCGATTCGACCGGCAAAGTTCAAGACCTCGCGGACGAGTTCGTAAATGCTGAAAAACGCATGTTACCGTTCACGTCTGCCGTGCCGAAAGGCTCGGCCCCCATCAATGCCCAGCTCGAGTATCCCGTCGAGAAATTCGCCTCGCCGCAAACGGAGGGAGCGGGCGACGAAGCCGATCCGGTCGTGTACGAGAACCCGCGCCAGGACGACGGGTTGCTGTACGCCCGCGTGCAGACGTGGGAGCGGGCGGCCCGCGTGGGCGGCCATGCGTTGACGTTCATGAATCTCGCGGGGGTAACGCCCCGCAATGTCATCGCCAAGGCGGTGGCCAAGAAGCTGGTTGAGTTGAAAACCGACATGGAAGTGACCATGCTCGGCGACAACGAGAGCCAGGCGGAAACGAGCGCCATCGTGCCAAACAAGACCCGCGGCCTGGGCAAGTGGATTCAGTTGGCCGCACAGAACCACTACCCGGTTCCGGCCATGTACCGGCCGCCGGCGGCGAGCATCGATGCCACGACGATGGCCAATACCACGGACGCGACGATCACCGCCGTGGCGGAGAGCATGTACACGCAACACGGCGATTCCGAGATGGACATCGACGTGTGGTGTGGCTCGGGGTTCAAAAAGAATCTCGGTCGCATCACGTTCTACCAGAAGACGGACGCGGCGCTCACGAGCGTTCGGCGTTTCAACCAGGACGCGGGCGACGATGTGATCCTCGGCAAGGTGGACGTGCTGCTGACCGATTTCGGCACGTTCAAGATCCGGCTCGATCGCTGGATCAATACCGCCGGCGATCCGACCTCGGCGCTCAGCAAGTTGCTGGCGTACGCCTGTCCGATGCGGCATCTCGAACTGCGCATGTCGGAGACTCCGTACATGCTGCCACTGGCCCGCACGGGCCGGAATCAAAAGTTCCTCGTCACGGGTACGGGCGCGCTGGCCGTCCTCAATCCGCTGCCGTTCGGCAAATTCGCCGGGGCGAGCTGATCGCTCGGAAGTAACAAGTAACAAGTTTCAAGTAACAAGCTACTTGCTACGAACAACAATCAAAAGAAAAAGGTAAAATACCATGAAAGTTCAAGAACTCGGAATCGAGGAGATGGCGCGGATGGGCGCAACCCATCGGGTCATCATCCTGGCGGAAGATCTCAACGGCACGGGCACCGGCTACGGTGCTTTGAGTGCCGCGGCAGCGGCCTCGACAAGCGGCACGCTCACCCCGTTCGGCGCGTTGCCGGCGGGCAAGATGTGCCAGTTTGTAAGCGGCTACCTCAAGTCCGCATTCGTGCCGGCAAGTATCTCGTCGCTGACCGTGGCGATTGGGTACACGCTCGGCGCTGGCACCAACAAATCGGACGGTTTCCTGGCGGCAACCGATGTGCGTTCGACGGGAACGCCGATCACCTATCTCCCGCCGGAGATCGCGGACCAGGACGGCAGCAGCGTCGACGGCACGTACGGCACGCAGGAGAGTACGGCAATCACCGCCCTCGTGACCGCGTTTAACGCGCTCATCAAGTCCACCCGCAAGGTGTGGGCCGCGACCGATACGGTCAACGTGGTGTTCACAAGCATCTCGGCCAACCTGACCGATCTGGTCGGCGCGGGTGAGCTGCATCTGTACTTCCGCGTGGTCGACTTCACGAAGCTCTGACCAAAACGTAGTTTCGGGTTCCGGGTTTCGTGTTTCGGGTTGAAAAACTCGGAACTCGGAACCCGGAACTCGGAACTCTTTTCAGCCATGCCCATCCAGGTAATGCCCGACATGCGGATTGTGCATCCGGACTTCGGAGACATAACCGAGGACGTCGCGCGCGAGCTGGCACTGTTGCGCGAGCAGCGGAACCTCGAGGACGTGCTGGCGGCCGGCGAACGACAGGAGTTGATCGCCCGGACGTGCGGTACGGAATCGGCCATCGGAAAACACGGAATGCGCTTGGTAGCGCAGATCGATGAGACGGTTTTCAATTACTGGGAGGGGCGCGAGGGGCCGGAGTTTTGGACGCATGAGCTGGGATACATGACGAAACGCCATCCCGAGATCGCGATGCGCCCACGCAGCGAAAAGACAACGATCACGAATGCGTGGGAAACTCCAAAC